TTATTAGATTTAGCAGACCATCTTTCAGTAGTTACTGCTCCTCCAATTAACATATCTAAGATTTCAAGATCGATCTCCATAGAAATGTACTCACTCAATAATGATGTTAATTCTGCCTCAGCGTCTACACTGTGGTAAGCATTAAGATCTTGAGCAAATTCTGGAGTCCATTGTGCTTTTAACTTTCTAGTCTTAGCAACAATTGCTTCAGAAGCAAGTTCTACGTTGATTTCTGGAATTTGAATTGATCCTGCTGGAACATCTTCAAAGTCTCCTCTTGTGTTATCTTTAGGTTGTTTAACGAAAGTAATAAGTGGATGTGTTCCATTATCTACAGATCCAGCTCCTGCTGCTGCAGTTTCTAAAGCAACGAATGTTACTGTATCAGTAGCAGCGTTGTATTTAGTATACTCTGGGTAGATTCTAGTAATATCAGCACCGTTGTCATCTACTAAGTTCCATGCTCTTACTGCTTCAAAGTCACCGTCTGTAAAGTCAGCTCCTAAGAAGTTAATTCTAATTAATCTAGCTTCAGTTCCTGCTGCAATAATAGAAGCAGAGAAATCTGCGTCATAATCGTAAACATGCTCATCTGTTAAAGCAAATGAAGCAGTAGTAAATTTACCAGTTGCTAAAGTAGCGTCTAGATCATTTGCTCCACTAAATAATAGTGATGAAGAATTAATAGAATATCCGTAAGAACCTACTCCGTAAAGACCACCGCTAACATCTTCATCTACTCCCATCTTAGCAGATCCTGAGGATAAGTTACCGTACATATTTGGATTGCCTGCAGCTTCTCCAAATCCATCTTTTACTGTTCCGTATTTAAAGTCTAAGTAGAATACTAGGCCTGAAGGTAAGTTCATTGGCTGTACACTAACGAAGTCTTTTGCAGCGATTTGAGCAAATACTTTACGTACTAAAGGTAAAGCTACTCCAGCCCACTGCTCACCCTGTCCTGCAGAAAAAGATCCTCCAGTACCAGTGCTAGACTGTTCAGCTACGATTTGCTTGGCTTGGTTTTCCAAGATCATAGCCATGTTGTTTTTTTCAGTTTCATTAGAATATCCTTCTAATAATCCTGATTGAGCCCACTTTTCAGCTAAACGTGCATTGTCTTCTTGCAGTCGCTTAAAATTGTTAGACCCTTCCAATAATTGGTTAATTTCCATGATTGAATTTAAGTTTTAATTTATTTAATAATTCCAGCTAATTTTTGCATCCTTAATACAGCTTCACTAGCTTCAGTAATTACTTCTGGTTTAGAAGCAGTTGTTCCTGTAGCTTTAGATGCCATACCTAGTTTTGATTCTCTAATGGTGCTTTTTGTAGTTTTAGCAACTACATTATCAGCAACAGTTTCGAATACTAATTTTACTTCTTTAACTGTTTCGGCTTTATCGAATGCAGCGATAACATTTACTTTTTGCGATTCAGTTAAATTATTTGTTTTGAAGACTTTGTTGACATAAAGTAATTTAGCATTTAGAAGATTAACTTCTTGCATTTTGCCTTTCAACTCATTGATAGTTTCCATAGCTTCTTCTAGTTCACTAGTTTCTTCTATTTCTACTTCTCTCATTGCATCAGACATTTTACCCATTTCAATGGATTTTACAAAATCAGCTACTGATTTGCCAGCTTTTTTAGCTTTGTCTTTAAGCATCATCATCACATCATCCATTTTAGCTTCATCCATATCTGTGTCTACTTCATTAGCTTCTACTTCAGAGACTTTTTCTCCGTCTTCTTTTGCGCTGTACTGTGCATCTTGTTTAGGGAATTTTCTTTTGATTAAGTCCATGACTGCATCATATCCCATTTTAGCTACACCGGCTGCTACAACACTCATTACAAGTGGAGCACCAACTGCTACAACATCAGCATCGAATTCGTTAATAGATTCGTCTTTGTGATCATCAGAATGCATAGCCTCGTCTTTTTTGTCGTGGTCCATAGCTTCATCTTTTTTGTCATGATCCATAGCTTCATCCATATCTTTATCTCCTTTACCTTCTTCTACTTCTTCTTCCATCTTTTTGTCTTCTTTATCTTCTTCAGATAATTCAGCGATTTCTTTTAGTAGTTCGTCTAAGTCAATTTCTTCTTCGTCTTCCGCTCCTACCATGTCATCAGCAGGCATTTCTTCTCCAGGCATTTCTTCGCCTTCGGAATCATGTCCCATTTCTTGAGCAATAATATCACGGATAAGATCTTTAAGGTCGTCCACTTCCATGTCCTTAACCTCAACATCTTCTTCTGCTTCCTCATCAGATTCTTCTGAATCATCGTCAGCATCGTCAGCATCCATTTCTTCAGCTTCAACTGAAAGATCTTCCTCTATAGCTTCGTCTTTTTTGTCTTTATCCATTCCTTCTTCTACCTCTTCTTCGACTTCGTTTACTACTTCTTCTTCGACAGATGAATCATCCATTTCTTGAAGTTTAGCAGCTAACATGTCTTTAAGATGAGGAGTTAAAGTCTCTTCTAAAGCTTCTTTAGCATTAGCAATAGCGGCTTCTCTTACAGATTTAGCTTCAGCAATAGCTTGCTTGAATAAATCTTTATTTGCCATTTTTAATAAAAAATTTGTGTGTTCGTACGATTATTGAAACCGTAATGTGAAGTTTATAATGTTTTTAATACAGTATAAAGGACTGTATATTTGTATATAAATATATACAACTTACAAAAACAAAATAAATTTATAAAGATCTATGATCTTAATATGTCGTTGATAAGATTATTTACTCTAGCAAATTTATCTACTACAGCTTTTCCTTCATTTAATGATACAGGATTCATAAATGCACCGTGTGTAGATGGATTAGATACAAAATCCCAACATACTAATTCAAAATCAGATTGTACTTCTAAATATCCTTCATTAGTTTGTTGTACTGAGCCTGTGCCTCTAGATGATATACCTATAGTATGGCCAGCTTTGATTATTTCTTTAACAATATTACCAGCTGGTGTATTAAGTAATTCTACTTTACCAATTAAGTCATCTCCGTCCCAATGTAAGTCTTTTACTACATGGGATGCGTTCTTTAAAGATACTACAGCTGATTCAGGATGATCTAGTTCACCAAAAGCGTTTCCGTTTTTAACAAATTCGTCCATATACTTTTCAACTTCTCTTTCAAGAAGATCTTTTTCGTATATTCTGCCGTTTTGGTTCTTTGCACCAGCTCTTTGCATAACTCCTTCTACTTCAAATACTCCGGGTCTTTCCTTAGATTCTCGAAGGATGGATTTAAATGGTGTAACATTTACTAATACATTAGCCATAATTATTTTTTTATTTAATTGAATCGAAAGGATTAACTCCTCGTTTATGAGAAGCTTTTGCTTTTATTGGATTACCTTGATCATCTTCATACCCTGGTTGTAGAGCTGCGTAATCGAATGCTCTTGATATAATTTGTAATACTTTATCTACTAGTTGATTGTCCATTTTATTAAACAGACTTTTTAATTGAGTGCCACCATTATCGTATCCAGCTTTTAGAGAAGTCTTAGGACGAGTTAATTTAGATATAAAGAAATTAGAAAGATGATAAGCATCATTTCCTAATTTTTTGAGTTCATCTTCTTTATTTCTCATATACTTATCAACAGCATCTGTATCTACTTTATAACTATTGTTAGTATACTCACGTGCTTCATTTAAAGATTTACTTTTATTAACTTTTTTAGTATACTTATATTTTTTTTCTTCAGTAACTGGTTTAAATACTGTTTCTTTTTCTTCTAGCTCTTCTTCTGCTATTTCATCAGTTTCTAGCATTTTTACTTTAGGCATTTCTAATCCTTTAGTAAATCCTTTTTCGGTTACCGGCATTAAGTCTTTTCTAAAAGCAGATTCTATAGCTGGTCCTAACATAGCTCCTACTGCTAATCCTTCAGCATTTTTAATATCTTTAAAGCTATCATATACTTTTTGAATTTTTTCTTTAGTTTTAGCATAATAAGACTCTACATCAGTTACTATATTTTCTAAATCATTGATCGCTGCTTGCATACCTTCAAAATCACTATATGTACTAGCCATTTTAGATAAATTACCTGTAGCTGCTTCATTAACTGTATCTTCGTTAATTATTTTAGTAATTATAGCTTTAACTGCTTCTTTTAATTCAGTTTCTTCTTCTGTAAGTTCGTCTATTACTTCTTCTCCTACTGATATTCTGTTTTCTAAGTAATTTAAAAGGTCTTTTTTTGCATGAGGTACCATTGCTGCTTCGGTAGCTGGACCAGCTTTCCATTCTTCCCAGACTGCTTCTAACTGTCTCATTACTTTTTCTAACATAGGAGCCATGGATTCTACATATCCACCGGTTTCGTAATCGTTTTCAGTTACTACTTTACCGCCTTTCATTTTTCTACGTCTACCTTCTTCTAAAGCCATTTGGTCTATAGCAGGTTGCTTTTCTTCAAACTCAAGATAATGTTGCGCTTTTGAAATATAATCTCTAGCTAATATTACTTTAGATTGCCACCAGTTAGGAAAATCAACTTCTCCATCCATTTGATCATACTTATGTAGACTTTTATATAGTTTAGCTGCATAATGTGCAATATCATATGCATACTGCTTAAGCATATCTGGTTCATCATCTTGATGACCTATATCTAAATCTCCTTCGTTATATTGAGTAACTGGTGGTACTTTAGATCTTTGTTTATCTTTGGGATCACTTAATCTAGCGCCTCTTTCTCTTGCATCAGGTGTTAATTTACCTTTAACTAAGTTACCTGATTTTGTAAAATAATGTCCATCAGGAGCTCCTTTAGTCTCTTCTACGTCTTTGCCCATAGCTTTTTTAATAGCTTTATCTTTAGCTGCCATATAATCGTCTCCATCTATATCTCCGTCTCCGTCGTGATCTTTCCCTTTCTTTTCGTCTAAATCGTAATTAGCATCAACATAAAGGTCATATTCGTTTTCAACTTCCTCCATATCCATATCTAAAAGATTGTCTGGAGCTACTGAGAAAAATCCGTCAATCATTTCATCATCTATCATTTTGTTATCAGAATTATTAGGATCAGTAAATTTTTGATGTAAATGTTGTCTTATCATATCTAATTTCTTAGATGCTGATTCGTCCACTTCTTCTGAGAATTTAGCTTTTTTGGCTGCGGCATCTGTTGCAGCTATTTCTCCCTTTTTAATTTTTTCCATAGCAGCTTTTAAGGCTTCTACAGATATATTAAGTTTCTTTGCTAAGTCTTCGGTTTTACCTTCTTTAAGTAGTATTTTGGCTTCTCTAAGGTCTGCTTTTTTCAAACCATTAAAAACGTCTACATGATTATTTTTTTTTACTGGGATCATTTGATCATGCTTATCAACTTTTTTAGAATCTCCTGATAGTAAGTGATAGTAGTGGTTAGGATCTTTTTCTAAATTTTTTATAGCTTTTTTCTTAGCTTTACCGTAATCTTCATCAGAAACAGTTTCATTAGACATTAAGCCCATACCCTCTAATTCGTAATCTACTGCTCTTTCTAAAGTATCTAATGAGTAACTTTCTTCAGGTCTAGCATCATAAGATTGCACTCCAGTAAGTTTCTTTTCAGATAAAATACCTCTACTTTTGAGTATTGTTACAGAGTCGTTATATCCATTATATGGAGAAATTAGTTGAGGTAGTTCTCTTTTAGCATCTCTTACAAATTGAGTTTTACTGAACTTACCTTCTAGTATCGCGTTATATTTTTCTTGTATTGTTTTCATCTAAATAATCATACATTTTTGTATTATACGGTCTTTTTTTTCTTTTCACTGTTTTGAAACCAAGCTTCTCTCCATATTGAGTTGCTTTATTTTTTTTACCTTTTTTACCAAAAGCATAGGGAGTAGCATACTGAGCTCCTGACCCTGGTGTAAAAGTTGCTCCTGTACCGGTAGCACTAATTTCGTTCATCTCATGCAATACCTCTCTAATAAGTTTTCTCAATTCACTTATTTTCATGATTGTTTGAGCTCTTGAACTAGTTCATAATATTGCATTATATTAACTAAATGATCGTCAGTTACTTTTTTCGTTTTAGCAACTGGTATAATTGTTTTAGCAACTTCTTGCAATTTTATTACTACTATTTCATCGTCTACCTTATCTTTTAATTTTTCAATTATAGTTTTAAGTTTTTTTAATTCTTCATTTACTATATTTCGTAAACGAGCAGAAGAATCTACGGACGTTATAAATTCTTTTAAAATATTTTTCTGTTCAGGTAGTAAGGTGCCGTATTTTGAATTAAATTTTTCTAATAAAATTTTAAAAGTTAATAGTTTTAAATCTTTATCGTATTTGCTATATTCTTCAATAAGGCTATCTCTTACTTTACTTTTATTCTGTCTTTCTTTAGTTAAATGTTCTAAAATAGTCGTTTTATTATCTACTAAAAAATTAGGATCTATTACATCTGTTACTTTATGTGCTTCCATTAAGCAGTAAAGAGCAGCTAAAGATTTATAGTCTTTAACATTAATAGAAAAGAATTCTTTTAAATCGTAGCTATTTTTTATTTCTCTTATTAGAGAATACTTTTGTTTTTTAAGATCTACTTTATCAATATTTCTAGATACTTCTATAATAGTAGAAACTATAGATTCAGCTTTAGACTGGTTGACAGATTTGTTTTTAAGTACAAATTCATATAGTTTAAATTCACGTACCAAAGCTGACTTGCCAGTGAAAAAGCGTTTAAGAATTTCTACAGCTTTAGAATCTTTTTTATTTAGTGTATCAGATGCTATCTGTTTTACCAGCAACTCAAATATAAGTCCTGTGTTTTTATACTTACTATGTTTAATGCGCATTATTTAAAAGTTTTGTTGTACACATAGTATACCTTACCTATATAAATAGTTATTGTTTATCTAAATCTTCGATTTGAGATTCGTCCAATAGACCGTCTTCTATTTTTTCTTTATTTTCAAATATTATCTGTTTAGTATCGTCAAATAAGTTTTTGTTTTTGAAAAACATAGATTTAGCTAAAGTATTATCTATTTTCTGGTCGTTTTCGTTTACTTTTTCGTTATCAGAATCAAATCCTCCTTTCATTCCATCAGTACCCAGCGGGTCTCTTCCACCTAAACCATCGTTAGTTCCGTAGTGAGAAGCATGTATACGTGGTCTACCTCCTTTAGGTCCTATATCTCCTATACCTGGGGTATCGTCTTCATATCCTACGGGTACAGAACCAAATGGCATACCTTTAGAATCTCCCTGTCTCCTACCGTATAGAGAAGCCAAATCATGTGGAGTACCGTAAGACTTACCGGACTTAGCTGGGTCATTACCTTCATTTTCTATTTGACCTATTCTAAATAATCTCTTATAATCTTCAGTGACCAAATCTCTCATTTCCATATACTGATCTTCTGATAAATTAAATATATGATCGTAAATATAATCTGTAGGAAATAATTTAGTATCTAACATCTGGCTCGCTAAATCAACTTTTTCTTTTAACAAAGCTACTTTTTCTTGTTCAAATATTATAGATGGATTTGTTAAACTAACTTCAAAATTAGTTAATGATTCACCTTTAAATCCTTGAACGTAAAGATGAACTAAAGCAATCTTAGTTAATTCAGATTCCATTATTCTTTGAATTCTTTCTACTGTTCTAGCGAATCTTATATCTTCCGCAGCTAGTGTAGCTTTCCCTTGTAAATCTCCTTCATATCCGAAATAAGCTTTAGGTACTTTTAATGCTGCAAACATTTTATCTCTTAGGTATTCTATATCATTAGTACCGTCGTAGTCTAAACCTTTTGTAGTATCAATTTTAGTTTGAGTATCTCCTCCTCTCATAGGAATATAATAATCTTCCATCATATTCATCATATTGAATCTAAGATTATAATCTCCTGTATTAGGGTCAACGAAAGGTGTTTTTTTCATTTGATTGATAGTCTTTTGCATAAACTGCTCAACTTCGTTTGGTGGAATTTGTCCTACGTTAATATAAAAAGTTCTTTTCTCAGGAGCTCTCATAATACGATGTATCAACATCGCATCTTCCATCAAAGTAAGTTGTTTGAATATTTTTCTAGCAGGCTCTATAAAAGATCTACCATAAGGTAAGTAGTGAGTATCTGAGATTAATCTGAAGTGTGCTATTTCGTAATTGTCAAATTCTACTACTTTACTGTTACTTTTAGGTCTGTAATTAGGATCTTGAGATGAAGCTAATCCGTCAGGATCTAATTGAAAAGTTACTTTTGCAGGATTATCAGGATCTAAACCTTCTTGTCTTGTCATATGGTAAACTGTATAAGGAAGAACGTTATAAACTCCAAATTCTTCTGCTATTTCTAATTTTAAAAAGAAGTCTCCATACTTACACATATTACGAGTCCAAGACCATAAATTGAATTCTATATTTAAAACATCGTAAAATAAATTATAAAGAATTTTCTGTATATTTTCGTCTGAAGATTTTATGGAAAGTACTTCCCCCATATCGTTTTTTAAAGTTGCTTCATCAGATAGTATATCTAAGGTTGATGCTATTATAGGATCAGTATCCATAGCCTCATAATCAGAATATAATTGTATTCTTAATGTCTGATAGTTAAGATTAGGATTAAAAATATTTTTATTATTGTAGATATATAATCTTGAAAATCTATCTATTAAAGAATTAGTCTGATATCTGCCAGTTGTTTGTATCTGATTTACATCAGCAACTTTTAGTGTATCACCACCTATATTTCTTATTACTACATCGGAAGAAAATAATCTACCTAATCGTTTAAAAAGTGAAGTATCTGCCATTAATACAGTTTATTTATAAATATCGTTTATCTAAGTATCCAAGAAATATCTTCTTTTCCATGCTCAGTATCTATAATATACGGATTATTTTGTTGATTTCCAACTGTTTTTATTACAGATCTATTTTTAGCATTAAGGTTAGTAAATGAAGAAAGCTGGGCTCTAGCTAGGTCCATTCCTTGTTGTCTTAACCTTAAAGCAGTATCTCTAACATATAGTGCAGTTGCACACGCCATTAGTAAGTCATCATTGTAACTAGTTTGTGCTTGAGCTTTACCATTTTTCCAAACGAATACTCTCATTTCACCCATTAATCGCTTTGACTGTACGGTAACACCTTTTTCCCTTATATATTCC